GTGACCAATTGGTTGAGAATGGCATCACATTCATACGTGGGGGTGTGTGGAAGCCAAGGACTAAGCCTGGTGGCTTTGAAGGGCTTGGTGAGATAGCACTCAAGTGGATGCTTGAGTACAAGACAGAGCATTCAGGTGTCAAGATGTGCTGTGAAGTAGCCAATGAAGAGCAAGTGAAGCTTGCATTGCAATACAAGATGGATGCCATATGGATTGGCGCACGTACAACATCAGATCCATTTGCTGTCCAAGAGATTGCAGAGGCAATAGCAAAGATTGACAACACAACAATGGTGATGGTGAAGAACCCATCATGTGTTGACATTGACTTGTGGGAAGGTGCTTACCTTCGCCTCTTAGCTATGGGCATCAACAATGTTGCATTCATACATCGTGGATTCAAAGCTTACAAAGACACTGACTATCGCAACAACCCACTATGGCAATATGCTTTGCAGATGAAGCTCAAGTACAGAGATGTGTCAATGCTTTGTGACCCATCACACATTGCTGGCAAGCGTGAGTACGTTGAAGAGATATGCCAGAAAGCATGCATGTATGGATATGATGGATTCATCATTGAGAGCCATTGCAACCCAGACATGGCATGGACAGATGCTTCACAGCAATTGAAGCCAAGTGACCTCAATGAGATGCTGCACAGAGTGTTAGTGATGGAGCAGAACACAAATGAAGTGATGCTGAAGAAATACAGAGATGATGTTGACAGCATTGACAGGCAAATACTTGAGCTTGTGAAGTCAAGGTTTGAAGTGACAAATAAGATTGGTGAATTGAAGAAAGAGAGCAACATGCCAGTTTTCCAACCTGAGAGGTTCATACAGCTTGTGCAATCATTGAAAGACATGAAGAAGATACCAGACACACTTGTTGAGGCTATCTGGGGAGCCATACATGAAGAGAGCGTGAATGAGCAAAATAGTATCATTGAAGAAAGAGATGAGAAATGACAATTGGAGAGATGAGAAGAAGGAGCTTGACACTAACACTACTTGGTTCAAGAAGTTCTATGATGACAACAAGCTAGAAACTAGGCACAAGAAGACTATATTCATAGTAGATTGTGATGGTGTGATGACAGATGGCAGGAGCTACTTTGACAAAGATGGCAAGTATGCAAAGAGCTATGGGTCATATGACAAAGAAGCAATACAGTTTGCTGTTGATGTTTGCAAAGACCAAATCATATTTGTCACAGATGACAAAGAAGGGTTTCCAATAACATCTGCACGCATTGACAAGCTCATTGACTCGGTCTCTGAGAGCAACAACATTGCTAAGTCTAAGATGAACTGGAAAGAGCGTGAGATGCTGGTAATGCAAATCAGAGATGAGAGCTACTTCAACAAGATAGATGTTGACATTGTGTTCATTGGTGACTCATTCTCTGACATCCCTGCAATGTCTAGAGCAGACTATGCATTCACAACAAACAATGCACCTAAGCAAGTGAGAGAATATGCAAACTACACATCAACCACAAATGGAGGCATTGGAGCACTTAGTGAGATAATTTTCACATACTATGAGATGGCTAGATTAGTTTAATTAAAAAAATACATCTATAAGATATGATAAACCAATTCAAAGTAGGTTGTAATTTTGACTGGAAATTGATTGACAGAGTGTCTGAGTTGAATGAAAAGTATGATGGCAAGTCTGTAGTAAGAGAGTTCTTTGGCAGCCCTAGCTCTGCAGCACCTATGACAGCAAGGCCTGATTGGAGGCTTCCAGACATGAGTGACAAAGACTTTGAGAAGTATGTCAAGCTGAGCCTTGACCATGGCATATTGTTCAATGTTGTGCTTAACTCTATACAACCATTCATGGCTAAGCCAAATCTTGTAGCTAACAAGAATCATGTGCAAGACTATGTGAAGTGGCTAGAGGGCATTGGTGTGTACAGGATAACATTTGCAAACCCAATGCTAGCAATGTTCATAAGAGAAGTCAGTGACATTGAGCTTGAGGCAAGCTGCATACTCCACATTGACACACCAACTCAGATGAGATACTTGCATGAGACTCTTGGGGTGAACAAGTTCTGCAACAGCATATTGAAGAACAGAAGCAAAGACTTCTTGGTCAATGCTGCAAACTATTGCAATGAGAATGGATTGATTCTTGAGTTGCTTGCAAATGAGTTCTGCTACAATGCTAGCTCAGACTATGCTACACATTGCATATACCGTGACTCTTGCTACCTTTGTCATGCGACATGCAAGACTAAAGAAGAGTCAATGCTGTATAACAACTATCCAATGCAATATTGCATGTCAAGCAGGAATGGCAATCAAGAGCAATGGCTACGTAGCAGATGGATACGCCCGGAAGACTTGCACTATTACAACTCTATTGGGATAGACTACTTCAAGGTGTCCGGTCGTACTGGTGGCACACCATATCTAGTGAGTGTGCTTGAGTCTTACATGAAAGGCAAGCATGAAGGAAACCTCATTGGCTTGTGGAAGCCACTTGAGACAATCTACAATGGGAAAGAAGAGTCAGAGCAAGAGTTGGTTGACAACATACCAAATGACAAGCTAGATGGATTCTTAGATCATTGGTTCACTAAGAACTTTGAGTGTGAGAATCAGATGTGTGGAAAGACTTGCACATATTGTAGAGACTTCTACAACAAGAGAATAAGAGGTGGAGCTTGAGCTCCACCTCTCATTCTCTATATGATAGACAACGCTTATTCATTGTCAATCTGTATGAATTGGTAGTCTAGGTTTGAGTACTTGAACTCAACTTTGAAGTTCTGCATGTTAGCTATAGGGTTTTGGTAAGACAAGTCTAGCATGTCTATGCCATTTATGATTGGGTCCATTATCACTATCCTAGAATACACTTCACCAATGTCATTCAATATGTCAATGTTGAAGTTTGAAATTAGCTTGTCTGACTTTGTGTCTCTAGAATACAAGTAGAAGAAGTTCTCAAACATCAAGAAGTAGTTCACAAAACCAAGAGTATGCCTAAAGTATATGTTCAAAGTCTTGTCAACTAATGCAATTGGGTTTTTCTGTGATCTGTAAGAGTACTCTGTTGCTGTGTGTGGGAACCTGTTTTGCTCTGCCCTTGACTGGTTTATCAATGGCTTCCCATTTGCAGATTGCTGCTGTTGCATAGAAGCATTTACGAATCCAAGCACTTGGACAGATTGTATAGTCTCATTCAAGAAGTCAATAGGTTTAGTGATGAAGCTTTTCTGTCGCTTGATTATTGATGTGTATTTCTCTTTTATCTCATCAACTATGAAGTCATCTGGCAGCTTTATCCTAAATCCATCCTGTCTTCCATTAAGTGTCATCATAAGTCAAATAAGTGTGCATTTTATTTTTCTAGTCTTATCAACTGGAATCTTGAATGTTGAGTCATTCACTTTCTTGTATATGAATTTCTCTTCATCAATCTTCTTCATGTGTTCACCATCTAATGGTGTCTTGTTGATCTTCTCACCTTTATAGTATATGTTGTAGTGCTTGCTCATTTTATAGATTTTCCTCCTCTTGCTTTTGCTTCATTTGCTTTGTTTTTCTGTTTGCTTAATGAATTGTTGTCATTGCTGTTTGGTGTGGCACCTTTACCATATTCAGTTCCAATTAAATTATTGTATTCTGGTGTTGCAGTTGAGATTGAATTGCTATTGTAGTCATCAGTGTTTTCTGTTGTGTCAGATGAAACCCTGACAATGAGCTCTTTATCCATTATCTCCTTTATCGTCTTGATAGACTCATTCATCTTCTCAGTTCTCTTGTCTTGTATCATTCTAGCTCCTTCTACAACGTCCTTAGACTCATGCAAGCTTGAGTTCACTTCTTCTAGCACTCTAGATAGCTTGTATAGCATGTCTGCAACACTGTCCATCTTAGATAGTTGTGTAACATAAGATCTCATTTGGCTAGCTATCTCTGCCATTGAGTTAGCCTTTTTGATATCAATGCTATTCACTGTATTCACATACTTGTCAATGCTTTCTACTTGATTGTTGAATTCTGCTATGTTTGTCTCATCTATCTTAGATATGTTGTCTAATGATTGCTTCAAGCTATTTATCTTCTTATCGATGTCAACTGGTGTGTTGTTTATAGCTCTAGAGAGCCTGTCTAAGTCAGATGCCATCATGCCTAAGCCTTTAGAAGAGTATCCAATTGAGTTTATGTCTTCTCTTATCTTAGATATCTTAGACTTTATCGCTCCCATTACAGACATTGGCAGATCTTCTACCTTCATGTCAACATCTGTTAATGTTATGTTGTTCTTTTGTATAGCATCTCTCAAGTTCCCAATAGAGTTTGCAACATCTATATAGCTTTCTATTAAGTTCTTTACTTTATACGACTGGTTTATAAATTTCTGTATGTTGTCTATCCTTGCATAAGCCGGCAATGTTGAGTCCGCATTAGATATCATAGTTGATATCTTAGAAACCATTTGCAATATCTTTTCTGGGTCGAGAGCATTCAAACGACTTGTCATTGACTCAAAGTCATATTCAGAATACATAGATGCAACATTAGACAATGTTGAGATGATGTTCCTTATAGCATCATTAGTTGATAGAATCCCATCACTTATCTTGTCTGATATGCTCTTGCTTATCATGTTTATCTTTGACTCATCACTAAGTGCACTGCTAAATGAGTTTATCACCGTGACTATGTCATTAGCAAGACTCTTGTCTTTAGATCTATTATATTCTAATATCTTAGCAATAGTTCCAGAATAGTCTTCATGCAATCCTTTCAATCCACTTACTATTATTTCAAAGTTGTTGATTATACTTGTAATGTTCTTGTTGATATCATCAGAGTTTTTCAAAGCATTTTCTACATTTGTTTTCAAATTTACATCATTGAATATTCCTGATAATGCATTTATCATGTTCAATGCATTTTCTTTCATTTTTCCTATATGAGCTTGGTTAAATACCTCATATCCATTTGCTTTGCCATCTTTGTCAAACCCTAATGGTATCTTGTAAGAAGAAATGTCTACAATTGTCTTAGCAACAGATGAAATCATTTCAATAGACGGATTAATGAAATTTTTTACTTCATCAATGTTTTTATTTAAATTACCAGTACTTATTTTTTCATACAACGTGCTGATCATTGTAGGAATAGTCATCAACAAGCTTTTGCCATCTCCTGTATCAATAATCTTCTTCAAATTCTCTAGTATTTTGTCTACACTGCTTCCTAAATCTTCATACTCAAGTACATTGCCTGTCTTTGGATCAATTCTCTTCGGAAGTCGTGCATTGCCTAATGACACTACTGCAGACACTAGATTTGACACAATAGATATTGATGATGATATTCCATTTACAGCTGTTGAGAATGGGGTGTTTTCACCTGTTGTTGAGAACATCTTGTCATTAGCATTATAGCAGTTGATTATAGCATCACTTGTTGCTGTTATTATAGAGCTAATGACTGTAGATAGTTTTTCTACTATTCCACCCTTTCCATTTTCATCACCAAAGTTGATATCATCATACCTTATTATCTTTCCATCTTTGTATACTGGAATCTTTCCTTGAGCAAACTTTACAACACTATCAGCAATGCTTGAAACTATTTCAGTCACTCCACTTACTGATTCTATTATGTCTTTCAACTGTGGATTATTACCACCATCAAAAAATTTTTTATTTTTTTTATCATTTGCCAATTCAATCAAAGCTTTTGGAACAGCTGTTATGATGTCTCCAACAACTTCACCTATCTTTACATATGTTTCACTGTTGATAGTGTCATATCCAATAGCAACTCCATCATTGTTCCATTTATTAGGTACCTGTCCGGATGCTAGCTTGACAATCCCATCGGCTAAAGATGATATCATCTCACTTATTGGGTTGACAGATTCTATAGCTTTCTTTATTGTTTCTTTGTTAGAAGATATTTTATTGAACTTTATTCCATTTTCACCACCACCAAGCAATGCATTGATTATCTTGACAACATTGTTGGATGCTTCTATCATTTCAGCGTCTGTCACTTTAACATATCCAATCGGCTTTCCTGTCTTTGGATCCCATCTGTTAGCTATTTGCATAGTAGCCATCATTGATATTCCAGTTGCCAAATTTGATATCATAGAAGACATGTCCATTGCCATCTTTATTATCTTTCCGGCATCACTCCTAGTGAACCATGTGTCCCATGATAAAGCATTCTTCAAATCAGGCCTTTGTGCTAGGCTTTCTAATGTGTCAAATTGGTCAGTTATTATTTTCAATATATTAGCATTAGCATCATCAAACTCTTTAGCACCAATCTTTTGGTATTTAGCAATTTTGCCATTCTCATATACAGGGAATTCCATAGATGCCATATAGAACAATGATTCAACAATTGCAGAAATCATGTTTGAGACATTCATTGATGCATTCACTATCTTGTCTATTGGTGTGCTGCCAAGGCCCAAGAAATCACTGTCTAGCAGATTAGAATTGTCTAAGTCATTGTATACTTCTTTCAACGCATCAAATGTATTTGTCAATATTTGCTTTATGTTCTGTCTTGCTTCTGAGAAATGGCTTTCAGACAATCTCTTGAATGATGTTGGCTTTCCAGTTGTTTGGTCAAATGAATTGGCAACTGACAAGATAGCCATGTTAGATATCCCTAATGCAATGTTAGATATCATATCACCAATCTTCAATGATGAGTTGATGACTTTCTTCAACAAGCTTGCCCTCTTAGAATCATCTATCACTTCTAATGCTTTGCTCAGGCCTTCAAATGTATTGTTCAATATGTCTTTTATGTTATCCTTCGCTAGATCAAAATCTGACTGGCTTATCTGCCTCCATCTTATTGCATTTCCATTCTTGTCCCATGCTATAGCTACTTTCATGTCAGCTAAGTCTTTTACGGTGCTTCCAACTAGCATCATCACTGTTGACAACTCACTAATTGGATATCTTACACGACGAATATTCTTCTTTAGCTTATCTAATCCATCTTTGTCTATTCCATTTCCAATGCTTATGAATGCATTGATATTCTTGATAACTTCTTCAGAATTGTCAGATATGTTCATCTTGTTGATAGCCTCTTCACCTTCAGCTATAGACACCATTGCATTTGAGAGTATTTTCATTGTTGAAGAGAAGCTCCTTACTGCCGGTCTAGCTAATATAGAAACAGCTCCTAATGCTATTATCTTTCCAAATAATGCCCAAAGGTTAGAATCTTTGCCTGATATCAAGTTTGTCAAATTGTCTAAACCAGATTTTACACTACTATAGTCTTCCATAATCAAGCTAACAATCTTCAATGATCCAGATAGAGCTAGCAAAGTAGTGCTTATCAGCAATGCAGATGTACCGCCAAGAATGGCAAATGGTAAAAGAAGGATAAGTTTTTCAAAGAACCATGCCATAGATAAGCCAATTATGTCATTTAGCTTATCAAAGTTAGATTCAACATCTGTTTCTTTTAACATGATATCTATTATCTTGAATGTTGTGCTTAATGCTAATAAAGCACCAGATATCGCTAATGCACCATATATTCCAAGTGAAGCTTGCAATCCAACAATTGATAGTTTGACAAACATCCATAGCAAACCGACAGATACTATTTCTTCTATTGCTGATATGTTATTGTTTATAGCTTCGATGTTTAGCTTGCCATCAAACAATGTGCCAAGTATTGTCAATGACGTTGTCAAAGCCAACAATGCTACTCCAAGACCTATAGCTGCAGCTTCACCTGGTAGCAATGCTGGAGACAATGCTCCAAGCAATCCAAGAACTAATGACATGCTACCAACAAATGCTAGTAGTATCACACCATATTGGATGACCGGCTCTAAACCATACTTAGCAACAAACATAGCACCTAGTGACAATGATATAGAAGTCATCAACACAAAAGTTCCTAATACAGCGGCATCAGCTAAGACTTTTGGATTCTTGCCAATTGCTTTACTCATCAATCCCATTGCCTTAGACATTACTAAGACAAATCCTGACAATAGTCCTGCAAATTCTAATGGTGCCAAAGGTCCAGTTATCTTCATTGAAATGCTTCCAACAACCAATATAGCAGCACTTATTGCTACTAGCAGACTAAACTCTTTCAATTCATTTATTGTTGTCCTACTCAAGTTGCCACTAACCCAATTGAATACATGGGTCATTCCTGCTATGAATGCGGAAAGCAAGATAGTAAATGCTAAAGGAGATTCTACTCCATCAAGATATTCATAAGTAAGACTTCCAACAATCAATATAGTAGCACTAACAGCAATCAATCCAAGCAACTCTATTGCATTTGCTTTTGCTTTCTTAGCAAACAACCCAAACACTAAGAATGGTGCTAGCACTAATGCTTCAAATGTCATGAGAGTAGCACCAAACTCTAGTGCATACTTAGCATATGCACCATTCTTTATCATCATGAACAATGCGCCAATAGTCATTATTGCTGTTGTCACAATGGTCAAGCCAGAGAATAGCTTTGCTCCTTTCAATGCATCTTTAGCTAACAATGACATGACTAAGAATGGTGCTAGCACTAATGCTTCAAATGCCATCAATGTGAGGCCAAACTCTAGTGCATACTTAGCATATGCACCATTCTTTATCATCATGAACAATGCACCAATTGTCATTATTGCTGCTGATGCTATCATGAAGTCTACCATCTCATCTAATGAATTCTTTGCATCTTTGCTAATATGGCTGAATAGCAATATTGGTGCTAAGACCATAGCTTCAAATATCATTAATGTTATGCCAAAATTGATAGCATTCTTGACAAATGTGCCATTGTCTAGCATCATGAACAATGCACCAATTGTCATTATGCCGACACAAGCTAGCATGAAGTACTCAAAGCCTTCTAAGTTAGCTTTCATTGTTGGCATGAACTTGCCAAACAAGATAAATGGAGCAATCACTAGAGTCTCAAAGGCCATGAGTGCAATCCCAAACATCAATGATGCTTTCAAAGCCTTGCCACCACCAAGCATGACAAACAATGCACCAATCATCATAGATCCAACACAAGTGAGGATGAAGCCATTCATCTGATTTCCTAATGGCATTGCCTTCTTCAACAATGGACCCGTTGTAATGACTGGCAACAAGACTAATGCTTCAAACAATGACAATGTGGCTGCAAATTCTATTGATGCCTTTATGAACTTGCCACCACCAAGCATGACAAATAGTGCACCAACAGACAGGATAATAGTTGATGCTATGATGAACTTTGTCATGCCTTCTATGTTTACTTGTGCATCTTCTATCTCTTTTGTTGATGATTGTGTCTTGACGGCAACATCATTGATGCTTTCCATGCCTTCCTTTATCTTTTCATTGGCAGCTTTCAATCCATCAACTTTTGAAGAAATTTCATATATCTTGTCTATCTTGCTATCTATCTCTTTGTAGATCTCATTGATAGTTTCAAAATAATTTGAGATATTGCTGATAATCTTGTCTTTGTCTATCTTCTTTAGCTCACTAATGGAGTTTATACTTTCTAATATTGTCTTTATTGACTCCATTTGGTTTGCAATAGAATCAATCTTTGCTGATTGTTGCTTGCTGACATCCTTCAATGAACCTAAGCTTTGGAACAAGTTTTTCATTATGTTGATATCCATTTTCTTGCCATCTACACTAATTCCAAACAATGAAGCAATGCCAATCAATGTTTTCTTTACTTTATCGATGTCATTTCCCTTTTGTGTTGATATTTTGTCAACAATAGATATGATGTCTTCTATACTATTTTTTATTTGTGTTGTAGTGTTCTTTTCAACTGTGTAGTCCTTTTTGTTGCTTGATATCTCTCTTAAGAGAGACTTTATGTTATGTTCAAATAGCTCTCTTATTTGGTTTATTTTTCCATCATCTAAAAATGACTTTGCTATACTATATCCTTGAATAGACTTCACGGTAGACATTATGATGTCTATCGCTTCATTAGTGTCACTTATAGATTTCTTTATTTTAGGATATTCACTACCATCCTTCCATATATCAGACGCATCTATTATGTCCTTTATCCCGTTGATTGAATCCAACACAGTTTTAGCCATTGATGTCTTGTTGATTAGAATAAAATAAGGCATCATCTTTATAACTTTATCCATCAAGCCAGATACATCTTTCAATGCATCTATTGTGTTAGTGAAATCCATCTTCTCATCTAGCTTGATTGTCTTAAGTTTTTCAAACAATCCAGACATTGCCCCATTCTTTCCAACTAGATTTTCAATCGATCCACCTTTAGCCATGATTGCATTTAGCAACATGACTCTTGGCTTTGAGAATATCCATGCAGTGTTGTCCAGAATTTCAGCTATTTGAGCTAAGTTCTTGTTAGAGTTTGACATATCTAATGGCTTAGTCTTTGACAATATCTCAACAAGTGTGCTTACCCACTCGGCATTCACACCAAGTGCATTCATGTTCATCTCAGAGAACTTCCTCAATGCATCTATGTCTTTCTCATTCAACCCATCAACCGTGACTTTTATTTTGCCATTAGTCTCTTTGAAATTGTTCTCTATTGCATTCTTTATCTCAGACAAGCTATCTTTTGAGATTCTTGCATCTACCTTCTCTATTATGTTGATGTTCTCTCTTTCAGCATTTATAGCTTCTATTACCTTGATGATGCTATTGTCTATTGAAGATCTTATGCCAGAAATCTCTTGATTGATAGATTCTAGTATCCCTGAATAGTTGATTGACTCTTTAGGCTTGTCACTCACATTAGTAGCTTTTGCCATCCCACCAATAGCATCTTTGATACCTTTTATAGCATTGTCTATATCCATCTTGGCAATGCTTTCTTTTATGTCAGAGATCATAGCATACAATGACTGGTTTGCTCCTAAGATTGATCTCTTGTTGCTCTTCATAGCACTTATAGCATTAGTGACTTGGTCTCCGGATGTTCCGGTGATGGCACTAGTTATGAACAGAGAGTCTCTTGTAGACTCTCCTCTAAGGTATTTGTCAAATGAACCAAGTCCGGTAGGAGTTGCTAGCTCTCTCTTTTCTGTTTGTACCGATTTCTTTACCAATTGTTTCTTGTTTTTTCCATCCATATGTGTGATGTATGTAGCTATTCAGGTATCCATACCAAAAGCAGGTATAGTTAAAAATAAATTTGAACTTTTAAACTTATTGACTATGTTAGTGATAGTTAAAATTGTGTTTATGGATAAGTTCTACATTTACTGTCGATATGAGCATTGGACTAAAGATGGCAAGCAATTCACAAAGTGGTTCAAGTATCTTGAGAGATCTTTCTCTGTAGAGAAAGAAGCAAATGAGGCTATCAGAGACTACAAGAGAGATGTTGCAAAGACATCTAAAACTATGAAGATCAAATATGAGTTTGAAGCTAGGAAGATTGACCATAGGTTTTTCATGCCAAAGAAGCTCAAGCGGCCAACAGGCAGGCCTAAGGCAATACCACAAGCATTAGTTGAATCTATAGTTAGTGAAATCAAACGATCAAAAGAACACACCAGCACATGTTCATTGATTGGTGATGATGCCATCTATTTGTCAAATGATGCTAAGGCAATTGACATGATCAAGAGCACATTGCCGACTGGCAAAAGCTTATTAGTGTATTGTGATGCTAGCTCTAAGTCAATGTACATTGATGTAGTTGACAATAGCTTCATAGAGAGAAACATATTAGAGATTGAGAGATGAAAGCACTATTTCTTGACTTTGATGGTGTGATAACAACATACTATAGCCATTGGCGCTTGTCATTAGACAACATCATGCTCATCAAGGACATTGTTGACAAGACAGGTTGCAAGATTATTGTCACATCAACTTGGAAGCATGGTGCTAGAGATGTTGAAGAGTTTGTGAACAAGAATCTCAAGAGATGGAATGTGCAGGATAACACTATAGAGTGGCTTGCTACTAACATACATGGATTGACAGACAGCATGTGCAAGTCAAGAGCTGATGAAGTTGAGAAGTATGTCAATGAGAACAACATCAAAGACTATGTCATACTTGATGATGAAGGAGGATATCATGACCACCAGCTGACTAGGTTTGTACAGACTGACTTTGCTATCGGGATAACAAAGCGAGAAGCAGACTTGTGCATAGACATATTAGAAGACAAGAAGATTTGGCAGGTATTGAGGATAAACTATGACTTAAAGTACTTGTGGCGACTAGCTTGTGATGGATATCCAAGCAACATAAATGAGATACTTGAAGAATACTACAAGCGGTATTGACTATTTTAAAGTATGAATTAAAAAACTACAATTGACATTATGGCAAAACAGAAGCGTAGTGCTAACACTTATCAGAAAATCAACACTTTGTACAAGCGTGACATTGACAACATAATCATGTTGCATTATGAGTTCGTTGACCCAACAATCACGTGGCTCAAAGATGCATTGTGGGAGGCATCAGAGAAGATTGATGGCACAAACATAAGGATTGAAGTGTCTTCTAGAATACTGTTTGATGAGTTGAAGCACAAGAATGTTGGTGTGGACTTCAGTGTTGAGTATCGAGGCAAGACAGACAATGCAAATGTGCCTAAAGAGCTGATGGACTGGCTACATGCAAATTTGCCTAAGGAGAGAGTTCTAAGTGCACTTGGGCTTGAGGAGACAATCTTTGAAGATAGCTTTGCTCAGCACAAGTGGGTTGATGCGAACATGCAACCAGATTATGAGCGTATCCCTAAGATGTACACAATCTATGGAGAAGGCTATGGGAGGAAAATCCAAGCATGTGGATCAAGATACATCAAAGATGGCGTGTCATTCATTGGGTTTGATGTCAAAGTTGATGACTTGTACTTGCTCAAGGAGTCTCGTGATGACATCATGCAGAAGCTTGGTGTCATGGTGGTACCATCATTAGGGTTGATGACAATCAGTGAAGCCGTTGAGAAAGCCAAAGTAGGATTCTTGTCAAGCATTGCGGAAGACAAGACATTGATGGCCGAGGGGATTGTCATGAAGTCTCCAGTTGGTGCATTGAATAGATGTGGTGACAGGCTTGCATTCAAGATCAAGACTTGTGACTTCATGAAGTACTTCAACAAGTATGGCACATATGATAAAGTTGAGCAAGTGCCTAATCCTAACATTCAGAAATAGATGAGAGTTGTGTTTGAGATGTCTAGCAAGAACAGTGACAAAGCAATAGCAGAAGATGAGCTAGTTTTGTATGATCCATCAAGTGAAGTAGAGATAGATGGAAATGTAGAGAGCAATCACCATATCATCCCAATGATGAGAGTGCATGAAGAATCCAATGTGTATGAGATTGGGTATTGTGAAGAGACTAGCACTCTAGTCATAAGATACAAAGAAGTCATGTATAGTGTTGAAGGCTTCTCACTTGGTGAAGATGCACAGCCATTTGGATACTTCTACCATGATGTCCCAAAGCTTGTGTTCTCAGCTCTTGCTGGAAGTAGCAAGAAGTCAGATTTCATCAACAACCGAATAAAACAAAGATATGCATTCCACAGAGAGCCAATTGGGCTAGACTTGGTGCAATTGACTAAGAGAGATGAGATTTGATGCTTGTCTCTCTTTTATTTTTAACAAACTATATACTGACAAGCTATACATAACATGAAGAGCTTCAAGAAGACATATATGCTCAATGAGAGCAACAACACAATAAATGGCTTTGTGATATTGAAGCCAGAATTCTTAGATCATGAAGATGAGTTCTTAAAGATGCTTGACAACAATGGTTGGAAAGTCATACAGAAAGTTAAGCGCACATTGACTAATGATGAAGCAAAGGAATTGTACAAGATGCACAAAGACAAAGAGTTCTACAACAATCTATGTGATTACATGAGCTCTAGTGACTGTGTGTGTTGCCTGTGCTACAAAGACTGTGAAGACCCGGTCAAAGACATGGATCAACTGAAAGACAAAGTGAGGAATGCTTGGGGAATAGATGACATGAAGAATGCAATGCACTCATCTGACAGCATAGACAATGTGAACAGAGAGTCAAAGCTTATCTTTGAGAAGAAAGTTGTTGAAGACAACTCATTCTTAGCATTGTTTGCTGACACTGATGGCTTTGCTCAACAACAGCAAGATGATAGCACATCTAAGCTAGCTAAGACAATAGATGAGCTGAAGCTGCAAATGACACCATCAGAGCTGTCAATGCTAGTGAGTGCACTAGAAGATGCATTGGCAGAAGAGCTCAATGCATGGTATGCATACATGATCATATTGCCATTCTTAGAAGGCAAGCACAGAGATGATGTTGTCAAGTTCTTTAGTGACACTGCTAAAGATGAGCTAGAAGATCATGCATACTGGTTGATGGAGAGATTGAACAACTTTGGTGAAGCACCACACAAGCTCATTAGCTCAACAATGTGGGATGATGTTGCAACACACAAGTACATAGTTCCTAGCACTGATTGCCTAGCTTCTATAAAGAACAACATCATAGCTGAGAAAGGAGCTATAGAGACTTATGAGAAGATTGAGAGGATGACTCGTGACAAAGATGTTGTGACAAATGCAAAGATAAAGGAGATCTTAGCAGATGAGCAGCAGCACTTGTCAGACTTGTATGACTTGGAGAAGCAATTTGAGAGCTGACAACTTGACAACTATAAATGCAATTTCAAGAGAGCCAATATTGGCTCTCTTTTTTGTCAATTGGCAATCAATCAGTTGATTTCACAAGATTATTTTTAAGTGAGCCTGTTGTGCAAGCAGCGGCAATATATACAACAACACAAACTACTAGATAAATGGAGTTCATAGATCATACAGGGCACATATTCTCGATGAAGACTTATTCAGATGACCCAGTAGCTCTGAAGTACAAAGAAGGCGACTATGTCTTCTGGATAAGCAAGCAACCAGTGTCAGTCAACAACTACTACATACTCCCAGTGAGATTCTTGATAGAATACAACAAGATCAAGGAAGTGATAGGGCACCATTCTATATATGAAGAAGGGAATTCTGAGAATTGGGAAGAAGGCGATCCATGGATCAAGATATCTGTAGAGAGTGAGTCATCATTCTATAAGCTCATAAGTGCAAAGCACATGCAAGAGAAGATGGAGTCATTGGATGACTTGAAGAGAGACATTGAGCTAAACTATATGGACTTCAAAGACTCATTAGGCAATGATGACTTCTACTATGATGAGCATGCTATAGAAGAGGCAATTGAGAGTGGCAATGCATCATCACAATTCATAAAAGACACTCTTCTTGTGGACAGTGAGTCAACAAAGTATGTGATGTTCCCATTCTACATAGTTGGCAAGTCAGATGTTGAAGGCACATATTTGTCAAACTTGATGATACATGTGAAGTACAAGCATGAAATTGAAGGGCAGACAATGCAAGTAGAGCTCACACAAGACCAGATGTACAACTACTTGATGCAACAGACTTTCTCAGACATCGACATATATGAAGTGCATGTTGAGAATGGGAACTTCATCGGTCGTAGCTTGTGGTACACCATCCCATCAGGATACAATCCAAGCACTTGTGAGATAATAAAGCATGATGATGAGTCTGAATGGTATAGGATATTGAACTGGGGAAGAAGCTCTAACACAAGCAACTTAAATCCTGGCATGCCGGCTGATGTCTACCACTACATTGTCAGGCTCCCAGAAGACAAGTGGCTCCAAGCCGGCCACTACTACCAGATGTCTGGTCATGTATACAGGTCATGTCGTGCTTGTGGTGGTGTGATATGGATAAACCATGACTACAACTTGTACATTGGCAACAACCCAGAGAATGGGTATTTCTATGGAGACAGGAATTCTGATTTCAAGAGGGCAACACTCAGGAATCTAGGAAATGGATCTGTGAGCTTTGGTAGTGTTGGTGTTGGTGGAGCGTTTGACTTGAACGAGTCAACTTTCATGCTCACAACTAATGTTCGTGACATATGGTTTGACACAGACAACAAAGCTGTTGTTGATAACACAAGTGGTGGATATGTCACTGTGAAGATGGTTGAAGATGTTGATGAGTGGACACCAATCACTGTTGGGTGCACTTTCATAGATGAGTGTGAAGAGCTTGTCATTAATGGCAAGAATCTAGGAATATCATTGCCAAAAGACATCATACGAGCAATATACCAAGCAAGGTTCAACTCTAAGTGGCCAGATGAGAAGCTGTTCAAGAAGAAAGTCAAAGAGCTGTTGCTCAACTACATGCAGATATTTGGTGAGTGTGGCAACATGAAATCGATGAAGTCATCACTAGAGTGGTTTGGATGGGGTGACAAAGTGTCATTGAACAAGCTCTTGAGAACCGACAATGAGTTCCAAAAGCAATTCATAATTGACTCATTTGACATTGGATCTAGCTTGAAAGAGACATATAGGGCATTCAGGACAACAAACATGATATCATTGTCTGTGCCAGGAAATCATGAGACAGGTGAAGTTGGCAGACAAGACTATTCAAGTGGCCTGATTGGTGAAGGCAAGCCATTGCTAGAAAGCTACTTCAACAAGATGGTAGAGGTCACGCATGATGACTGGACATTCTACAAGCCTTACTATGACTTCATCATGAATGAGCTTGCACTGAAGCTAGACTGCATGAGACACTACTATGAGAAGTACTTCTTGCCAGTCCATATGAAGATATCAAGAGCATCAGTTGAGTGGAAAGTGTATGCTAATGACATGAAGCTGCAATGCCATGCATCTCAGAGCATATCTGCTAGATATGTGTCATTGTTCGACAATGATGTTATGGTTGAATTCCCAAGTGAAAGCACTTTGCTATACAAGAAGTCAACAACTCTGATAGACTCTAAATTCAATGTCTTCAAGAACTATAATGAAGAATATGAAAATGAAGACTTGTACTATGTGAATGAGAACTGCATAGAGATACCTATCAAGATATACAACATCAACAGCCAGTTCTCAAAGAGTGATGTTGGTGATTGGATCATAGGCGAGAATGGCAACATGACCAGCATATCATCATTCTACAAGATTGTCCAAGAAGATGGCAATGATGAATATGTGAAGACAACTACAGAAGAAGCTACACACTACATGCTTCCTAGTGTTGGCATTGTAGAGTTACAACAAGACAGATATGCAAAAGTGTCATCAGCACTGTACAAAGTTGTAGTGATGCTGACATATGTGATGAAGACACAAGACCCTAATGGTGACTGGACACACTACAATGGATCATGGTACTACACACCAGAAGATCGCAGATTAGGGAACTATGTCTGCATAGAAGGTGGAAAAACTAAATACAATGTCAAGAACTACAATGTGTTGTCATTGCCAAAGGACAGATATACAATACGTACAGGTGAATTGATAGTTGACAACAAGTTCACATTCTACCAGACACCCGACAATGAGTACAAAGGCATATTGCTGATACCAAGGCTCCTTGGCTTGCCAAAGGACATAGATTGGTTGAAGACAGACTTCAGGGTTATAGTTGGTGTGAATGGCAATTGGTTCACCTATGACTTCAACGTCACAATACCAAACTTGTACATTGACTTAGGCAAGTTGCAATACAGATACAACATAACTACTGGATTGACAAAGTTCAGCCAAATCAAGTCAATTGATAAGAACAAGGTCTATTTCAACTCTTTCATGTACCAACCGGACTTAGTGACAATAGATGCACTTTTTTATGATGACACTACAGAGAATGAGAAAGTGATGACATTCATTGACAAGATGGCTGAGATAGGCAACTCAAATGCTATAGAGTACAACATGATGCAGTTCTACTCTAAGTACTACAGAGGAAGCATATCAATACCACAGAACAAGTCATACTACAACAGGATACACTTGTTCAAGCTATACAAGACAGACACATATCCAAGCAAGAGATCTAGTCAAGAGATACCATATTCTAGTGATACTGCTTTCTTCAACTTGTACTATGCACTGTTCAACAAGATGGCTGGCTATGATTTTGTCTTCAAGATAGATGAGAAAGTTGAGTATGATGCTTACTTGATGCATGACAAAGATGGGAATGTTGACCAAAATGGAGATCCTATAAAACCATATTGGTATATAGTCCTCATATCAAAGTATCCTATAGGCATGTACAATGACAAATCATTGCTAGACATGCACAAGATAGAGTATTCATACCAAAACTACTCAATGAAATACACTGGATACTCAATAGACAAGTTCTTAGTGAATAGGATGGATATAGTTATGTCTAATGGGAACAACCACTTCAACCAAGATGACCTCATAATAGCTTCTGTCAACAACAATGACTATAGATTCAACATTGACTTGACTAGCAAGTGGATGGTGAAGAAGACTGAGTCAAAGAGTTGGAAAGAGAAGTCAAACCAACAGACGATGGTTGTTCCAACAGAGAAGGCTGATGGCACACACTATCCAGGATACTATGACATAATGCTCAACTACTCTATAAATGGACTAGCAGATCACCAATACAAGTCTGTTGCACAATATAGAGTCAACAAAGAGAATGTGATGATAGAGTACCCACACAAAAATGTAGAAAGCTATAATGATGGGTATTTTGTTGAAGTCACCAAGCAAGCAGAAGAAGTCTACACTTGGGAAGAGAAAGCAACTACTACAATGAGGTACATCAACCAATCTAATGAAGTTGTAGAAGTAGAGCTAGAATTGAGCGGTACTGTCACTAATGTACAAATAAAGAATGGTGTTGGTGGTACCACTAACCTAGCAAACACAATATACATAGAGTTTGGCACAGATGTTGAAGAATTAGCACAAGGAGCATTAGCTGGGATATATGGTGCTGGTAGGATATCCAATCCAGGTTGTGAAGTTAGGATATCACATACAATAACAAGGATAAATGACAAGCTGATTGGGTTTGAAGGGACAACATTAAACTATCCAACAAATGGCTCTTCATGCATAAAGTCATTCAAAGTCCATCCAGATAACCCAGTGTTTGACTCAAGAGAGAATTGTGGATCTATAGTGTTGACAAATGATGATCCTGGCAAAGAGCATACAATTGGGTATAGTGGTGGTGCGAAGAACAGTGGATATGGTGCAGGAACACTATTGTATGGTAGCCAGACATCATTCTTCCCAGATAGCATAAATGAGATAGGAGACTATGCATTCTATTCAATAAAGAACTTGGCATTCATTGAAATCAGCAACAACATTGAATATATAGGGATCCAAGCATTTGGAGACATGACAGACTTGAACACTATAGTCTTTGGAACTAACTTGAAGCGCATACATGTAAGTGCTTTTGCAAACCAATTTAGCTCTAGTAGAAGATATGGAGTGAATTTGAAGTATGTATTCATGAGATCAGAGACACCACCATATGGAATAAATGACAACTCAGCTATACAACCTATCTGGTTTTCAGTAATTCCATCAAGGATATATGTTGAGCCAGGCTATGCTAGATCATATAAAGCAGATCCAGTAAACAGAATGTCACTATATAGTGGTCGTATTTATGACTTCCATACTCAATTCTAAATGCACAAGAGAAGGCAATAGAAGAAGAGAGGAGCCAATTGGCTCCTCTTTGTCATATAGTGTTTGTGTTGAAGAAATAGTCTGATGCATGATTCTTTATCACCCATTCTTCTATCTTTTGCATCTCTTCATCAGCTTGCTCACGGAAAACAGAGTAGTTCACTTTAGTGCCACCAGGCAAGTTGAACTCAAATGCTCCCATTATTGTTGACATGCTCCTCAAGCCAAGACACACACAGAACCTGAAGAAGTAGTAGTTCTTGTACAAGTCCTGTATCTTACAGCGCACAAATGTCTGCAGGACTAAGTCTGAATTCCCTAATTGTCCAAGCAACACTAAGTCATTAGAGAACTCATTGTAGTTGTATGTCATTGGGAAGTCAAACATCGCCTTGAATGTCTGTATCTCATACAATGCTCCCATCATGTCTGTCAAGTTGTATCCAGCACCAGTCCCAAATGTGTCTGATACAATTCCACCAGCACCAGAAGCAAGGATAGTGTTGTTGACTATCATCCTCTCTAGTGTGAAGTCACCAACTTGCCCATAGTAGTAAGTTGAGTTTATCTTGTAGACACCAAACACACTGACTATCTGTGGTGGCAGCTTGACTATAGAGTTGTTGCATTTCCTGCAGATGTCTTTGTTCTTGATGACAAAGTATCTCTCCTCAACAGAGAAGTCACAGTTCTGCCAGAACCATTGTGCTGCTTGTATGATCAATGGAGGGATGCTAGCAGCAGGTATAGGGAGTGGCAATGCACATGACTGTGTCAGCTCTTGGATGATTCTTTGGATGAATGCATAGTCGACTTTGTCTTCTTGCTGTTGCTTCATCTTTATCCACTCTTCCATTGATGTCTGCTGGACACCTTCATCATTTGTTGTCTTTATCTTTATGCTGTTTGCTATGCTGTTTGCTATATTGTTAGTTGTCTGACAGTTTGACATGACATTCTGCTTGTAGATTTATTAAAAATAACCTTTGCAGTACATATGGATATATTTCATTGAATGCTTCAAACTTTGTTAAACATGATTGTGCCATTTGCTATTTTTCTTAAAAGTAGTAGCTTTGGCTACAAAAACATCTCTTGATGAACATTGATGAGTGTGAGTAATGATTCTGTTGACCTATCAAAGAAGCTAAAACAGATAAACTCTATATACAAGAATGCAGGAAAGCAGAACTTGAGTGAGATACTTGAGTCTTTCAGCTGCATATCTAAAGGATACATTGAGGCAAGTGACAACGTTGAGTTTGGGAAGTATTCTAGCAAGACATACAATGAGTGCACTGAAGAAGAGAAAGAGAGATTCTTCAATGATCAGTTGCAGATGATAGAGTGCTTAGTCACTAACTCAGTGTATGACAAAGTTGGTGAAGTATGGAACTGGAGAGACATATACAACTTAGTGTATGATGCAGACTATGCAAGAGTTGAGAAAGGCAATCGTAAAGTTGTGTTCTCAACTTCATCAATGTCACGCCCTATAGGCAACATAGCTTGGCAGATGTGGAATGGGTTGCAGATAATTGACCTTGACATAAAGGATGAGAGGATATCATCATTGTTGAAAGTTGAGCTGTTCAATGACTTGTCTAAGTTCCACTGGTTCTTAGGCATATGCAAGTCTGCTTCTAAGAAGTCATTGCATGTCTGGACTAAGATAACCCCAATATCATTTGACCCTAAAGACAAGAGGACAGAGTTCTTGTGCAACTTCCGACACAAGTACTCTTATGTGTACATGGTGCTGCTCAAGAATTGTGATAAGATAGGATACACTAAAGACAACATCATAAGCTACATGGACATGGCTATGGCTAAGCCACAACAGGGCATATTCATATCAAGTGATGATGCAATGATGTCAACTGACTTCCAAGACTTGAGGCTTGATGTGAACTTTGAGTCTGCATTTGACAATGGTGTTGAATCTGTTGATTGGATATCACACCAAGACTTGAAAGCTGTGTTCTCAAAGCTAGATTGGTTCATGAATGATGACTTTGACAAGACACAGAACATAAAAGTAGAGTCAATTGAAGCATCAAGCTTTGATCCATCAATCTCTCATGGCAGCAAGCACTACAAGCATGCACAACGATGGCAACTAGCTAACACTTTGACATCACTGTTTGGTGAGCAAGAAGCATTTCGTATATTGTCATCTATCTGCAAAGACACGCCACTGAAAGAGTTGCGTGGTGACATCAAGACGGCAAAGATACATGACAAGCCTGTGTCAATATGGGCTATAAAAGAGCTCAACTCACAACACGGATTCAGCATAAAGATAAAGGATGAAGAAGTTGACAAGACTATACAGCGAGCTGCTGAAGAGATGAACAGCTCATCTGTGAAGGTTGACCCAATAAAGATACTCAACAGCAACCTTGACAAAGTAGTGCTGAAGATAAAGAAGGACCAGTACTTGAGTGACATAAAGGATGACATCATAAATAACTTGTCTCACATAACATTGCTTGAAGCCGGTGCTGGATATGGCAAGACTGAGATGATAAAGTCATTGAAAGCAAAGACATTGCTCATATTGCCATTCACATCTACAATACGTGCTAAAGTTGAAGTTTCACAAGTCACTAAAGACTGGATGTACTTCTATGGGAACAAGCGCCCAATGCTGCAAGACATACTAGGAAGCAAGAGCATGTCAATGACAATAGACAAGTTCTCTAGGCTCAATGTATATGAGCTTGACATGGCACAGTTTGAGTACATTGTGATAGATGAGTCACATCTCTTGTTCACAAGCTCTTATCGTGATGTTATGGGACCATGCATACAGCGATTGGCTAACTGCAAGGCAAAGGTGCTGATGATGACTGGCACACCAACCGGTGAGATGCTGTTCTTCCCTAACATAAAGTACATAAAAGTTGAGAAAGAAGACCTTCGTGTAAAGGAATGCATCATAAACATTGTGCCAACAGAGACTGAGCAGATACTAGAGATGTGCAAGTCAATGGCTGATGATGTGATGCACGGTGTGAAGATACTCTTCCCAACTAACAAGGGCATGCTATACTATGAGCAGATACGTGGCATAATACAGAAGATACTTGATGAGAGGCACTATGTGCATGAGCTGAAGACATTCTACTACAAGAAGTCTAAGTATGGTGAAGACTCAATGGAAGACATAAACACAAACAAGACAGTTGGTGACAATGACATCATATTCTGCTCAACATACTTGTCTGTTGGTGTGGACATATGTGACAACTTGCCTTTCACAGTGCACTTCTCAAAGACACTCATACCACAAGACATTGAGCAGTTTGCAAATCGCTTGAGGAACAATGACCTCTACATAAGGATATGGCTTCCTGCAACAGACTCTTCTGGAATGCCTATTGACTACAAGTATGTGAAGCCACTAGACTTGTCATTCAACCAAGAAGATTTGATGTTTGCTCGTGACTTGGCTAAGACTGCTAATGACATGCTTGAGAGGAACAATGAAGAGTCAAAGTACAACCCATTGATAAGCTCAATCCTCAACACAGAGAAATGGCTGAAGTATGATGAGAATGACTGCAAGTACTATATAGATGAGACTACATACAAGCTCAAGGTGTTTGAAGAGAGGTACTCAGACTACTCTAAGCAGCTTGAGGTGATGAAGCAAGGCCTCATATACTATGGATATGATGTGAAGATGAAGTACAGTGACCAGAGAGTGACTGAGAAAGTGAGAGATGACACTGAGGAGTTCATGAAATCATGCCGTAGCATAAAGTTCAACAATGACACGGCAAAGGTGAGGATGTTCTTGAACCATGTCAATGATGGCAACATAGACCAGTATCGTGAGCTGTTGCGAGGCAACTACTCTATATTCAAAGACAAAGATGAGAACAGTGTACACATACGTGAAGAGAATGGGTTGTATGTTGAAGACATTGAGATACTAGAGAAGCACACACCAATAGTGCTGTCTCTATACAAGAACTATGACTGTGACACAATACGAGACATATATGAGTATTGCATTGACAAGCGAAGCAACAGGCTTAACTTTGCAAAGCTCAAGCGAGTGAACACATTCGTCAAGATAGATGCTAACCGTAGGAAGAAGCGCTTAGACATGCCGGTGATGAGGATGGTAGTTGACTTCCAGAAATGGGCTAGAGAGCACCCAAAGACTACACAGCATGACATTGACAGATTCTTGGCTGAGTGGACATGCAAGTGGATAAACTCTATAAGCGACCTTGTGGTAGAAGACAGGGCATACCTTGAAGAGATGTTTGAGATAGTAAAAGAGTACTGGTCAGTGATAGTGATACATTCTAGGCCATCTAACTCTGTGGTTGACATAGCACCATTTGAGCTGATATGGAAGACGAAGCAGCAGCTTAGTGATGCATATGGTGACATGAACACACAGACATTCTTCTTAGAGCAATTGATAGGTGAAGTGAAAGAAGATGATGCTAGTGATGCAAATGCCAAAGATGAAGAGCAAGTGCAAGAGTTTGATAGAGCAAGCAAGATACACTTGAGAGACATCATAGATGAGATACCATCAATAGTGCACTCTCAGTTTGACTACTTTGACTACTCTAAGAGAGACATGTCTAATGACCGCTTCTTGTTGAAGCAGAAGAACACTAATGCACTCAGAGATGACCTATTTGCACAGATGGATGATAGCACTGACAAAGCGCCTAGTAAGAGCATGATGGAAGACATGTTTGGATCACAAGACACTAAATGAACAATGATATCAAGATGGCAGAGACAACAAGCAATAAGATGATGGAGATATCTAGCATTGTAGCAGGTAATTCATGGCTAGATGAGATAGAATTCTCTGAGTATGAGAAGTTCATTGAAGAGAACAAGATGAGCAAGTCACCATTCACCATCTCATTAGTGGTGTCAAATGACTTGAGTGTCAGCAAGATGGTGACATGCGACAGAGTTGGCAAGACAATCAAGCTAGCTAGAAGTGACACACCGCAAAAGCACAAGCTAGACTTCATGATGTCAATGGATGAGCTTTGCACTATGAGGCAATTGCTTGCAAAGTGGCTTGACACAACCCAACTTGAGAAGCTTGTTGTCAGCTTCTCACCTACTGGGATTGGCAACAGAATAGTGATGAAGATGAACGATCTTGAAGAAGCAGATATATCAGATTACTCTACATGGTGATGCATAGAGGCAGAAAACAATATAGCATATTGAATATCATGATGGCAAAGTGATATTTGGTAGTGACACCCCAGACTCATACATAGAATCTATAAGAGAAGCAGCAAAGCATTCAGATGTAGTCATGGTGTCAACACACAAAGAAGTTCGTGATGCAATAGCTAGAGATGAATACATTGAGAGATTCAAGTCAAGAGGGAACTCACCAGAGTTCATCAACTTTGTAGCATCTAACTTCACTAGATGGGTTGATGAGATAGACTCTGAAGAATTGGCATTCACTAAAGTGAAAAATGCCTGAGAGTGGCAAATACTTGTCAGATGTCATTGAAATCTATGAATAGTGTTTCTATTATCTCTCTAGTGTATCAAACAAGACATTGAAGATGGGAAGAGACATTTACTACAAGGATGCATTTGACAAGATTTGCAGTCTAGTTGCAGACTACTTAGCCCACTACAACTTGAAGACTATGGTAGTTGGCATGAGTGGCGGCATAGACTCTACGGTTGTTGCAGCTATCTGCAAGCGTGTTGTGATGGACAATCCTAGCCATGGATTCAAGCTGGTTGGTGTCAGCTTGCCTTGTGACTCAAACACCGATGAAGAGAACTACTCAGCTTGGCTGGCAATGAATGCATTCTGTGATGAGTGGTGGATAGAGAGCCTCCAAAAGGAATACATGCTGATGAAGTCAACCTGTGAGTTGCATGCAGAGTCTACAATGGTGTCACAAGGGAACATCAAGGCAAGGCTTAGGATGATCTACTTGTACAACCTCGCATGTGTTAGGAATGGCATTGTGATGGACACTAGCAACATGTCAGAGAACATGCTTGGATTTTGGACTCTGCATGGTGATGTTGGTGACTTAGCTCCATTGTCAAGCTTGTGGAAGCATGAAGTGTATAATCTTGCTAGAGAAGTGAAGCTGTGGTATGAGAGCTTGCTAGAAAGCAAGATCAATGGATATGAGCAGAATGCACTAGAAAATGCTATTGCAATCACTCCAACGGATGGCAATGGTGTGTCTGATGGTGGTGACATGATGCAGATTGCTCCATACTCAACATACCAAGCAGTTGATGTCATACTTGAAGAGTACATCTCATGCATAAAGCCATGGCACAAGCTTTGGGAGACAGAGCCAAACAAGCCAGAAGTCATCTTGTCAAAAGCTAAGATGGGAGAGCTGAATGACAAGTATGGTGAAGCTACCGTTGGGTTGGTCATAAAGAGGCACATGCAGACAGAGTTCAAGCGTCATGGCATGCCAGTGAAGATACAGACACTAGGGCATGGTGGACAATAATGAAAATAGCAAAAAAACTAACAACATATGGAAATGAGAGAAGACTTGCTGTACATAAGCTCGGCATTTGACTTGTCAAGAGACAGGCTCATACCACTAGCTGACAGTAGCACACTTGAGAATCATTGCACATTGTCTATAAGAGATGGGAAGATCACAATGTATTTTCGTGACAAGACCACACCAATTGACTTCAAGCAGTCTGTCAGCGATACTATGCAGTGGATTAATGAAAGAGGCCTCATTGCAATCAAGACTGATGACACTATAGGCAATTGGCACAAATTCAACCCTAACCCATTGAAAAAGAACACTACAGACTGCACTATCAGAGCTTATTCAGCTGCATTCAACATATCTTGGGATACTGCTTATGACTTGGCAACTAATATTGCCAAAGGCAATGGGTACATATTAGACTCAGGACCAGCAGTGAGCAAGATCTTGACTGAAGGGTTCCATTGTGAGCTTGATCAGGAATACAAGAAGTGAAAGCTAGTGAGAGGGTGACTATCAGTGAGTTTGCCATCACTCACCCATATGGCAGATACCTTGTCCACACACCTGGGCACTTGACAGCTGTGATTGATGGAGAGTACTGGGACAGTTGGGATAGCGGTGAAAAGAAGATTGACAAAGTGTGGATTGCCAATTGAGAGTTTCTATATTAATGTATGGCACAAATCACTAGAGACATAATTGAGCAAGAAGTCAGAGACTGGGCATATGACAAGATAAGCCAAAGCTTCACATTCAGGCAACACCAGCTAGAATGCATCATAAGCATAATTGACAACATACTGTCACACAAGACACACAACTATGTTGTTGAAGCACCAACAGGCAGTGGCAAGTCACTGATAAACATAATATCTGCTGGTGTGCTTGCTGACTGTTGGGATATCACATCATACATACTAGTCTCAGACCTCTTCTTGTGGCAGCAATACTCAGACTTCTTAGAGAAGCACAAGAAGACTGGCATTGCAATGCTCAAGGGCAAAGCTGGGAACTACAAGTGCATGATGAATGGTGAAGACATAACACTAGCTGAGTGCATACTGTCTGGCTTGTCATGGACATCTATGTTCAACCCATCTGTTGTGAGAGAGCATGGGTATGAGTGCTCAAAGCACTGCAAGTATGTGACATCAAGGAAGAAGGCACTGAAGTCAAAGGCATGCCTGATGACTTACCAATTGTTCATACAGACATTCAAGATGGTGTCTAGTGAAGAGACAAACCCATACCAGTTCAAGCAGCGTGATGTGATATTCTGTGATGAGTGCCACAACATCCCACAGATAGTTGAGCAGCATGTGCATGCACACATGAGAGAGAAAGACTTGGACACACTTGTAGAGATATATGACTACATCAAGCAAAGAGACTTAGTGCTGTTCAAAGATCTTGAAGAAGATGACACAATGGACTTCTTTGAAGACTTGACAAAAGATGACATAACAAGAGAGTTCAATGAGTGCTGGCAGAAGCTAAGCAACCCTGAGACTAGGAAAGATGAAGACATGGAGTATCGCACAAGGTATGACAGCTTGATACAGAAGTTTGTGCCTGCATGCAATGACATAAGGAACAAGATAATAGCGGCAAAGAAAGACAAAGAAGCACTCACAAGGAAAGACTTGCACATGTTCTCCATATCAAGCTGGTTCTGGGACTATGCTCTTGAGTTCAAAGAGTATTGCTCAATCATTGAAGCTTGTGGCAAAGACTACCAATTGAAAGAGATAGTGCCAGGCAACCAGAGAGACAAGTCACCAGAATGCATATTCAGATGCTTGAAAGAAGACTACTTGGTGTACAGATACATGCTGAGCAAAGCACAGTTCAGGGTGATGGTGTCTGCTACTATTGGTGGCCATGAGGCATTTGATGAGAACATTGGCTTTTGCTACACAAGTGACAAAGAGTCTGTGATGGAGGTGATACCATCAACATTTGATTTCTCACAGTCACCAGTGCACTTCTTGAACAAGTTCAAGATGTCTATGCGTGAGCGCGACATATCATTCAACCACTTGAAGAACATCATATTCTCTATATGCAAGACAAAGTTCAAAGACCAGCGTGGCTTGATACAGACTGGATCATATGACATTGCAAAGCGACTGTATGATGAAGCACCACTTGAGGTGAAGCAGCGCATGCTGATGTACAATGGGTCTCATGAGAAAAGCACTATGGTGAAGATACACCAGATGTCTGACAACACAATACTAGTAGGACCAACATTGAATGAAGGGATTGACTTGCCAGGTGATGAGTGCAGGTTCATAATCATCATGAAAGTGCCATATCCAAGCCTTGGAGACAGGTATGTCAAAGAGAAGATAAAGCACTACCCATTGTGGTACAACTCAACAACATCTAATGAGATAATACAAGGCATTGGGCGTGGCATTAGGTATGATGGTGATTGGTGTGTGACTTACATATTTGATGCATGCTTCTGGAATCTATACCAATCTACAAAAGAGCAATACCCGACAGAGCTGCAAGAGAGGATAAACATAATTTGACTATATATGGCATACTTTAAGAATGATGAGAAGAGCATAACAAAGATAACCATTGAGAACTATGACATGAAGTCATCTTGGGAGATCCCACATAGTGACTTTTCACTTGATGAGATACTCAATGCCATAGTTGGGTTGCTTGTCACTATAGGATACAATGAGAGGGTAGTGGTTGGTGCAATGAAGGAATTTGCAGACCAAAGTTGTGAGTTCTATAGAGAGAATGATGAATATGGTTGCCAATCCTCCAGAGACTAGACATACACACACTGCTTGGCATGATGTTGAATCAGATAAATGGCAGTTTCTATTTTAATTAGTGAAAAAAGAATGAATTGCACATAACATGAAAAATTTCTACAATGACTTAGTTTTCTTTGGCAAAGAAGGCCTCACTTCTACAAGTGCTGACTCTGTTGCATCAAAGGCTAAAGAATACATATCGAACATTGAGCTGAAGATCTCAAAGCTGAGCTTCATAGATGAGACAGTTGAAATCAATGGCACTAAGAAGAAAGTGAAGAATGGCTCAAGCTTGGCTTCTTTGCATGAGATACATGAGAAGCACATCAAGACAATCTATGAAGTGAAGACTCTGATTGCTTGGCTAAGAGAAGCTATCAAAGCCAAAGAGATGATGTACTCTAAGATTGAAGAGAACTACACTTATGAGAAGTTCTTGAAAGAGCATGGATATGAAGACAATGGATATCCAAATGCTGATCAATCACCAACTGAAGAAGATATCGTAAGAGAGTGGGATGCTGACAAGCGACTGAAGTACTACTCACTTGAGACAAAGTGCTCAGTGATTGGGAAAGTTATCCACCAGAACAGCCCATTGTCAGAAGCAAGGAAAGAGATAATTGACTCACAATACTACCCATCTCGTGTTGAGACGATGAATGACACAATAGTTGTCTATGACATGACACCATCTATTCGCATTGAAGAGCTTGATGAAATCTTCTTCAAGCTGCACAACAAGCATCGTGAGTATGAGAGTGAGCTCAACAAGATGAAGTTTGAGATAAAGTCAGAAATCAGCAAGAGGACTAATGAAATCAATGAGAAGTACTTGAAAGCTGTCAATGACTACCATATGAACAACAAGAAGATGTATGATGAGTATCTTGCTGAGCTCAGCAAGAAGAAGTCAGATGCTATTGCTTTGAGGATCATCATACCAGACAAGCTCAAGCCAACTTATGACTTGATAAACAGCATATGAAAATGACAAGCTAGTGACTGTTGCTGGTTGTGGGCTCTTGCATGAAATTACCTGAGAGAGCTCTTGAGTTGCACTAGAGAATAGCCAACATAGCAAACCAAGTATCAATGCATGATGGAAATCGTGCATCTACAACAGAGAGTTTGGCTCAATCTTGACACAACAACTTACTTCCATAGCAAGCACTTGGTGACTTTGGATACATGCATTGGTGATTAGCGAATCACTACTGAAAAGCATGGATAATCCTCTTTCACCACGGTATTGTCTATGCCTTTGTCTTTGGCTTTGGCAAGATTGAGGTCTTTGCCTTTGGCTTTGGCTAATACAAGGCTACTTGTTAGTGCAAGCCAGCACAGCTAGCTTTATTTTCAGAAAAAAGAATGCAAAAGATGAAGGGCTTAATAGCTAAAGCTTGCAAGAAGATCTTAGAGCATTATAACTTTGTTGTCTTAGAGGAAGCAGAGTATGAGAAGATGGCAGAGAGCATCAGCAAGTACAAAGACCTTGCAAGGCACTACAAGCGCAAGCTTTATGGAAAGTGAGAAAACTAACTGGATGAGATGATATGAAAGGCAACCCAAGATTCAATGTTGGAGATGCAGTCAAGTTTGAGTGTGATGGCATCAAGGCAACAGGAGAAGTGTACATCGTTGATGAATATGGCACTTTTGAGCAACCAGATGATGTGTCTTATGACATAATGAGCACATCTTGCTTGTACAAGCACATACCAGAGAGGATGGTGTCTAAGAAGATCTTCAAGAAGTTTGGTGAATTCTTCCCAAATGACATGGATGAATGCTTCTTGTTTGATGCCAGTGGCAATGCATACAATGGCACATTCACTTGGGAAGAGATGAATGAGTGCTTCTCTAACTACAAGACTGGTGCTGAAGTAGCACCATGCAATGTTGGTTGGTTCATGGAAGTCCCAAAAGCAGAAGAGATTGAAGAGCTATGAGCAAGAAGATGTATGTGAGCTTGCCTATTGCAATAGCAGAAGACTCTGTTGCTAGGCGATGGCGAGAAACAATGGATGCTATAAAGTCAAGAGAAGAGCTTAGTGGATATGAGATAGTTGGCCCTATCAACATAGATCAGTTTGATGACAATGGCATCAAAAGTGAGCGTGAGCATGACTATGCATGGTACATGGGTGAAGACATCCGTGAGTTGCTTAGGTGTGATGCTATATTCATGGCTAGTGGTTGGAATCCATCTCTTGGGTGCAACTGTGAGCTAGCAACTGCAAAGATATATGGGCTAGATGTCTTCTACCAAGACCAAAATGATCATGAAGAAGCTTAGCAAGCACACGATAATACCTATAGAAGACTTGATGAGCTCACAGTACAATGATGAGGAGATTGACTTTGTCATCTCACACTTGTGCAAGTCACTTGTGTATGCAATGCTCATTGATGTTGGTGTTGATGTCACTTCAGAGAAGCACTTGATGTCTATAGTGAAGCGTCGAGGATGGATGGATGCCTACACATGGCCTGAGTCAAAGTACAACTCATTCCACAAGAAGCTTGAGAAAGTGTTCTACAACATATACAGGTTTGGCCCAGTGAAGTCAAGGAACTCGGCAGACATGTGGATGATGAAATATGGTGCAAAGATACAGTGAAGATATCTGACACACCAACAACCACAAACAAGTCCTAGCAGATTGTGAACCAGCTTGCTAGGATTTTCTATTTTATATAAAGATGCAAAAATGAATTGATTCCTCTGCAATGAGCATATACATTGGGATTGACCAGTCGGTGAACAGCACTGGTGTGACAGTGATAGATGGTGACAATACAAGATTCTACTTAGTGAAGTCAAAGCCACTCACAAAGAGAGAAGCTATAGCAGCAGATAGCATCAGCTGCATGAGATGCATAGTGTATCAGAAGCTTGAGAGAGACAATGGTGACAGCTACACAACATCAGAGATGAAGAAGCTGAAGAATCACATTGAGATATCAAACATAATATCTAGCATAGTCACTGAGAGTGCTAAGGGTGGTGAAGAGACCTACATAGCAATGGAAGGGGTGTCATTTGGATCAACATCAACAAACTCTATAGTAGACTTAGCTATGCTCTCTGCAGTCATTAGGTGCAAGATACTAGAGATAGCTGACAAGAGCAATGGCAAGATGTCACTGCACATACTCACACCATCTGAAGTCAAGAAGTTTGCCTCTGGCAATGGCACAGCATCAAAGGAAATACTGTCAAAGATGTTCTTGTCACTCTTCAGTAAGCTCTCTGCAATAAAGAAAGTTGATGACCTGGCAGACTCATTTTGGATTGCATCTTACATAAGGGAAATGCATATACCAAGCATGCTGTAAATTCGCCGCCAGGGAGCGCCTGGTGACTCCAGGACGCGAAAAAAGACAAAAGAATAAAGATATATACAAATGAAAAGAATAATAATCCTGGTGATGTCCTGCAAGGATGAGTTCTTCAAGAAAGAAGAGCAAGACATAAGGGAGACATGGCTCAAGCCATTGGTTGACCATGAGGATGGATATGAGATGTTTGACTGGTGCTTCTATGATGCATCACCAGATGCAGTGAAGCACACTTACTCTAAAGACCAGCACCACCTAGAGCTGAGGTGTGAAGATGACACCAACCACACATACAAGAAGACTTGGTATGCACTGAATGCCGTAGAAAAGCTGTTTGGAGACTATGACTATGTATTTCGCACAAACACATCAACATATGTAAACTTGAAGCTCTTGTCAAGGTTTGTTGAGACACTAGATGATGACACTACACTGTGGGCATCTGAGTTGTACTCACTAAGCAACAGCTTCTGCCCTTACCCATTGTACTTGTATGGTCGTGGCAATGGCTTGCTGATGCCAAAGAAGGTAGTCAGCTTGCTGCTCAACAATGGCAAGGTTGCATTGTACTTAGACAAGTGTGATGACTGGATGATTGGGAACATACTCAACTCATACTGGATGTCTGTTGGTGAAGACTACTTGTCTCACATCAAGAGCTACACTCATGGATGGTACAAGTGTGTGCCAGAAGACATGCCAACAAACCACAAGCTGTGCACATATGGCAACCATGACAAGTCTTATGAGAAGATGGGCAAGTTCATCACAATACAAGTGAAGAGGTATCGTGAGAGAGAGCTAGAGTCAAAGCACTACCATGAGCTTGATGGTGCGATGAAGCTTGGCAACCCAACAGAAGAAGAGCTTGACTCAGTGTGCAAGGAGATACATGAGTATTCAGAAGACCCATCGGTGTTCATTGGCAGCATACTTGGGTATGTGAGCTACAGTGAATGGAAGAGCTGTGACAAGATGAAGCTGTTCAACTACCAAGTGGCTCACAAGGCAAATGATGATGAAGAGTTTGGCAAGAACTCAGTCTGGCTTTGAATTTCTATAGATGGATTGCTATGTTTGCTGTGTAATTAAATAGAGACAACTATGTTCAAGCAATTCAACTCAAACCCTCAGTACAAGAACAAGAGAGATGGATCACCAAGGAATTGGCGCAAGCCAGATTGCGCTGTCCGTGCGGTGTCTTGTGCACTTGGCATATCTTGGAGTGATGCATACAAGCTATTAGCTGAAAAGGGACTCAAGATGTTTACAGTGATGAATGACACTGATGTGATATACAAGGTGCTTGAGGACCATGGATTCACTAGGCAAAGCTTTGGCCGTGGTATGAAGCCAACAGTCAAGCAGTTTGCTAGATCTAACAAGAGCAAAGTGTGTGTTGTCCATGTGTGTGGGCATGTGCTTGTGACTAAGAATGGAGACTTCTATGACACTAATGACTATGCAGAGAACAACAAAGTCTGCAGCTGGGTGGAGAAGAGCATCCACTAAGCTTGGCTAGACAACAAAAAAAAGAGAGGCATCTCAAGATGTCTCTCTTTTGTTCATTATATGATAGAGCGTATCATTCTTTGTCTTCTAGCAAAGCTAAGTCACGAGCTGCTTGGTTGAGGACTGCGATGATAGATGGGTCATTCTTGTATTGCTCTGCAAGCATAGCAATCTTCTTCTTCCTTGCATTCATCTCAGCTTCCTTTGTCTCATTTAGCTGCTGCTGTATCTTCTCATACTCTTCTGGCTTCTGCTTCTTCAAGTCCTCATTTATACGGTTCTCATACAAGTACTTCAAGTCAATTCCTGTCACAGCTGTCACCTCTTTCAAGCCTTCAACCATGTAGTCAAAGCTCTTAGTGTAGCTGCCATGGTGGACAGAGTTCAGGACAGACACCTCAACATTATCATTAGCTTCAATGATCACACAAGACACACCAAGAGATGTCTTCATCAGCTTAGCACAATCCATCACAAACACATGATCCATTGCCTCAAACACTTGAGATATTGCTGATGTTATGTTCATGAACTGCATCTTCTCATTCATTGGCAAAGCACGAGACAATGTGTCGCAGTACTCAATGAACTTAGATGCTTCATCGAACTTCTCATCAATGTTAGCACCACGTGTGAACTCTAAGCTGTACTCACCTGACTCTCCATTCTCCTTGATAGTGACTTTGCACTGGTCAAATCCAGACTTCCACTCATATGAGAGTGTGCCTTCATCATTTGCGAATGACTCTAAGAGAGCATTGATGTTCCTGAACTTCACATCGTCACAGATAGCTTCAACAACCTTCTGGTTGTCCTTGGTGATCTTGAAAGTGCGATTGGCAATGCTGAAGTACTTGTCACCATTCTCTGCATTCTCATGCACATATGAGATTGGGTTGACAACAGTGTAGTTAGGAGCTGAAGCTTCAACTATAGTTGACTTGAATACTTGCTTGCATACATTGCGGAACTCTGGTATGTATTGCACACCCTTCAATGCACCTGACTTTATGTAAGACACAACTTGTGACTCATCCATCTCAAGGAGCTTGCCAACTTGCTCAATCCCTGTCTTAGCAATGTAGCTGTATGTTGACTTGCTGCTCTCAATAGACTCACATGCACTTGCAAGTTGCCATGATATGTTGTTTTCTTTGATAAAACCTAATACAGACTCTAAAACACTAACAAGACCTGCATCAAAGCTATATTTTTGTGCTTCTTGGATGAAGCCATTGACAATACCACAAGTTGCTGGATTTGAGAACAAATAAGCCTTGTAGTTTTTCACAATCTCTTTACCTGCTTCTGTGACAGCATTGCAACTATTCAGCTTGCTAGCAAAATCCAGGTCTTTAAGTAATTTTATGTTCATATTTGCTTTTTTATTTGGTATATTTGATCCAAAGAACTATCATCAATAGCTATCTATTGACATCTAGTGGTTTCTTTTGTTATATAATAATAAAAATCTTCTATTGTGTGATGATCACATCTTCCAGCCCAATGTGATTCCCATAGATGACAATATCAGCTTTGATGTCATTAGAGTGCCTAATGCTCCACGCTCATCAATGCCTAGTGCTTTGCAGACTGCTTTCATGATAGCTGGTCCAGCTGTTGCACCTACTATGCCGCCAAATATAGAGCCAAACAGCCCTTCATCAATTGGCACATTGTTGTCACGTGCTTCAACTAGCTTCTCAATTATTTTGTCATAAGTCAGTTCTTCTGTCAATTGGGTGCTTGTGCTTGCAAGATCATTGTCAACTAACTCTTTGATTGTTTTCATCGTCAAGATTTGTCGATTTTTTAAAAATAAAATAGGCAAAACCTAATGCTCACTCAACGGTGTCTATCACATTGAATATCTCTTCACCTAGTGTATTCTCTAGACTTGTGTTAGGGCCAAAGTCAATGTATGAGTTGCCATTTATTGAGCATACCAAGCTCTTGAGTGATGGCTTCTTGCCTTTCTTGTAGAAGCATATTGAGCCAGACCATTTCTTCTCAATAGTGTACTCTTTTGAGAAAGCATCTTCTAGTGCCTTCAAGCAATTGTCTGTCCACTCATCATCTGGGTTGAATCTCTTGATTTTAGCAACATCTCTCTGTGCTTCATCTATGCTGCTTATGTAGTTGCCAAGATTTACCATTTGTCCTACTATCTGTTTTTTTAGTCTCCCCAATAGTTGGTGTTTGAGTAGAATGCCTCAATAGACTTTCTGAGCATCTCTTCATCACGATTCTGCTCTTCACGGTCTGACTCATCTAGCAACACATCAATCCATGGGCGGAATGAATAAGGCCTTGTCTCATCAGTAGTCTCATACTTTAGTGCCCAGCCTTTGCCACACAAGAAGTACTTGTCTTGCATCAAGATCTTGTAAGCTTCCTTCAAGTCTCTTGTTGTAGACTTCTTGCTTATCACGCAACTTCCTGATATGCTATTTGATGGTGTTGGCTTGAAGTCAAAGTAGATGTCTTCTGCCTTGTAAGTGTATCTAGGCTTCTCTTCAGCATTCTTCTTGATGTTCTCTACATACTCATTGCGCTTCTTGTCTGTCTTCCACTTCTTCTCAGCATACTTGACTGCAGCATCCACTTCAGTCTTGATTAGCCATTCACGATATTTGACATTGAACTTGCTTATGATAGCAGAATACTCTTTGATAGCTTTGTCAACATCTTCTCTGATGAACTTTATGAAGTCTTCTTCAGTTATTGAAGACAATTCAATGCCTTCACGGCGTGCCAAGACAACTACTTTGTAGTCTCCAGGACCTTGCTCAACTTCTATGTTCTCATTGATGAATTGTACTATGCTTTTCATTTCAATTCTATATTAGTTTATTTTTTCCTTGTTGTCATTTCCTGAGTGACTCAAGCTTCTTCAACTCATTTGGCTTCAAGATTGTTGCCCACTTAGGGCGATCATTTGGATTGGTTGAGTTGTCATGCACATTCTTCCAATACCCTGTACCTTTGTCATCTGCATGCCATGCAACTAGTGAGTCTAGCTCTGAGAAGTTGCTAGACTCCATTCTTGAAACTGCCCAGTAGTGCAGCTTTGCTCCACCAATCTCTTGGAGAGACTTCTTCCAGTCATCTGTCAGCATCTTGTCATAGTATCCATCTTCTGTCATGTAATCAATGCAGAACTTTGGCTGTCTCTTCTCATCTATCTGTGATATTGCACATATCTTCTTGAAGCTCTCACCATACCTATTGATTAAGTCTCCAAGCATTGTGCCACTTATAGCCTCTTCATCAACTATGCCAGGGATCATTGGCACCATTGTCGCCATTATCATCAGCTTGTTGAATGCCTTTGCATCATCTGGCAGCTTTGTGATGTCTCTGCCATCAAGCATCTCTCTCATCTTTGAGATGTTCTCATTTTCTGCCAGTGTTGTCACCATGGATGTGCCATTGCTGAGCATCACCTCAACTATGCACATTCCTAGTATGTTGGCATCCATCTCATTGATTGCTTCCTTTAGATCACTAACTTTGCCTTCATATACAGTGCTGCTGCCAAGGACTACTTTGCAATTGCAATCACTGATCTTGCTTGACAATTCACTGTCATCTAGTATGCTCACGAAACAACTCATCTTTTGTATATTCATATATAGTGTTATTTTCTCTTCAGTATATTGACAACTCTCTTGAAAGACTCAATGCTGCATATAGGCAAGAACTGCCTGTCAACATACACACCTAGCACAGAGCATGGATACTCACCAACATCACTCTTTATATTATAGTCATCAATAGTGCCTTTCACCTCATACTCAGAGCCATCTGCATACAAGTCCATGAAGCTTATTCTCTTCCATGACATTGTCCTTGAGACTTTCTCTGTGGCATCATCATCACTTTGCTGCTCCTTTTCAGCTATCAAGAACATTGGCTCACGAGACCAAGGCATCTTGTTCTCATCATAGTTCTTTGTGCGCTTTACGATAGCTTGTACTATGTCACCATCTAAAGCATTGAGTATCTCTTCAACAAGGCTTTCCTTTGATTTGCTCTCAGATATGAATTCTGATATGTGCTCCATCACTAACTGTGCCATCTGCATTGTTTTTTAATAATAACTCAAATGAACACGACATTGACAGGATCTAGCCTCATGCTGCTAGATTGCAATGATGACCCTGTCTTGTTTGGATAGTACAGTATGTCACCATGCAGCAATGGCATGTACAGTGAGCTCTCAACTGATATGTTGCCCATGTTGTCTAGGCCAAGCATCAAGTCAGTCTCATAGTTGTACTTCACTTTGTCATATGAGATCTTGTCACCAACAGCATGTATGTCATACTTGTAGTAGTATGAGTCATGGTAAGCCATCTCGTTGGCTTCTGATATGATGTCAACAACTACTGACTTCACATGCTTCACATTCTCAACAATCTCTTTTATTATGTCTGACTTTGAGACAAACTTTGTGTTGAATGTCAAGCTGACAAACATCTTTGCAACAACAGCCTTTATTGTGTCAGTTATTGTCTCTTTGTAGTACTCATCTTCTGGCTTGACATAGCATATGACAGCATACTTGTATATTATTGGATCAACAAACTTCACAACAGTTCCTGCAAATGTCATCTCAGAGTTCTCTATTGACTTTATTATCCCATCCTTTTGGCGATCATTCAGGAGTATGTCACTTGTTGAAAGCTTCTCCCACTTAGCTAAGTCAGAGCTGTCCATTATCTTGTCAGTCACAGCACTTATGCAGAGTATGTTTGAGTTGCTCTCTGGCCATATGTTGAAGTTGCCAATGTAAGAGAAGTGCTTCAAGAACAGAGCATAGTTGTTGACAGATGCAAGGACATTGCTCCTTGAGTTGTATCCTACCATCCTACGGACATCACTTATTGTGTCACTGTCAGTTCCACCACTAACATGAGAGTTCTGTGTTATCTTCATGTAGTCATTCAGGTTCACAGAGTCACCAGACCAGTCACTGCCTGAAGTCACAAACTTGAAGCTTGAAGACTCTACACTAGATATGTTGCCATTTGTCCCTTCATGAGAGATATACTCAAGAGACACATTGTCACCACGATTGAGTGTCTTGCCATGCACACCATCACCAAATGTGACATCAATCTCATTGTCAAACCCTGTTGAAACAACACACTCATTACCATCTTCGGTCATGTCATACAAGTTAGACACTATGTCATACTTGACATTGTTGACATACACATTCATATAAGACTTGTCATACATGCCTTGAGTTGTTGCATGGACAGTCTCCAACTCTTCACCCTTTGCGGTGTAAGATGATCTCAGCAGTGTGCCTTGTATGATCCTCACTTCTGTTGAAACAAGAGGCTTTGACAAGTCAATTACATGCCTGTCATTCTCAAGCCACAGCATGTACCTAATGCCTGTCTTTGTGTCTTCAATGTATGAGTAGTTGTCTATGTATATCTTCTTCTTCTCTGCAACATCGTTGATGCTGCTCTTCATGGTGAGCAAGACAGTGCCTGTTGCTGCACTGCCATAGTAAGGCTCATAGCCAGACAGCTTTGCCAGTGAGTAGACAGACTTCTTCCTTGTTGCTGTCTCTATGTTCTGCTCAACAAATGCATCTTCAATATACAGCATCACATTCTGGAAGACACTCTTTATAGCATTGAGGACTATCTTGAATATCTGGTTGTCAGAATACTGCAACCCTATAGATCCAAGCGCCTTTGACAAGTAAGAGTCTATAGTAGAGTCAAACCTGTCAAATGTTGTCTGCATCAATGAAAACAATCTCATTTGAACTTATATTCTCTTTTTATTGTCTTAGAGCTGTCATCTCTGTCTGTCCATATCTGTACTGTGACATTGTATGCTGAGTTCCACTCTTCTGACTTCTCATACTCAACATTCAAGTTGTACTTGAACATGTTCAAGAAATGCAATTTAGCCAGCTTGTCACTCAAGTATTTCTTGAGTGAGCTAGTAGTAGGTGTGAGTGTCCACAAGAACTGGTCTAGGCTAACCCCAAAGTATGGGTTGCCAATCAGCTCTGTGCACTCTGTGTTGAATAGCAAGTCTAGCTCTTGTATTGCCATGTCTAGGCTTGATGATATGACTACTCTGTCATCTAGTGCTAAGTCTATTATCATCTGTTTCAATATATGCTGTAGTTTCCGGATGATATGTACTCAAAGTCTTCATCCATTATTGTGTATGTCCCTCCATCACTGTCAAGAGTGTTTGCATCTATCTTGAAGATGACAAATGCATCATTCCTTGAAGATTCTTTGACAACTGTTTCACCTATCTTCATTGTGAACACTTGGACTTTGTTCATGTATTGTGACAAGTTTATGCCTATGTTCTGTGATGTTGACTTCCTGAGAGTGATGTTCTGCAAGTCTTGTGTCTTGTAGAATATAGGCTTGTACACTATCTTTGTGATCATGTCTGAGCTTGCTCTGTCAACAAAAGAGTTCTTCTTGTCATTCTCTACTATCATGCGGCTAATAGCATCTAGTGACTCTTTCATGTCATTCATCTTCTTTATGCTCTCATTGATCTTGACTATGTCATTCAGCTTGAGGGTGACATCAACATTCTCAGGGCTGTTGTCATCTAGAGCTTCTTCTATGTCTATGTCTAGCTCTGGGATGCTGCTTATCTCACCTAACTGCATGCTGCTTATGCTCTCAGCTATTGATCTCATCTTCCTTGCGAGCATTGTGTCTTCATCTTCTGATATCACACAGTTCACTTTGTCTATGAAGTTGTATCCATTCTTGACTCTCATGTAGCTTTCTCTTGTAAGGTCATTTTGTCTGCTAACCCATATTGCTGGGGTTGGTGTGTCATTCACCATCAGCTTCATCCACTCTTTGGTGAGCACAACAGGGTTGCTAGATATGGCTATCCCTAGTGACTTGTCAATGAAGAGTGATCTCATCACTAGTGTCTCTGGTATCTCTTCAAGTGAGCTCACCAGCCCATCAAGTGAGAAGCT